CACGTAATTCATTCTCACTAACAATTGTGTTGTAGATTAACGTTTCTGCTGTTAACAGAATTTTTTCAGTTTTTATGTTAATTTGTTCATCTTTATTAGGGGGAATCTGTCCAATAAATTTGTTTATTGTATATCCTAGTTCACGTGCAGTTTCAATACGAGCCCAAAAATAACTAGAATATTTTTTGACATTCTCTTCTGGTAATGCTTCTTTATTTGCTCTTGTTAAGTCGTTTAAGGACGATAAATTATTGTAACATAACCCAACATCTTTACCAGTACGTATTATATCAATTATCTTTTGAAGCGTCCATTCTTTGTGATTATCAATTAATTCTGAAATTTGTACCAATTCAATACCTTTATTAGTCATCATTAAACATTTGCCAACAGTTACTGGTAACAGACCAGAATTTGGTCCTTTCATTTCATCAGATAATGTTACATCTATTTTAATTTGATATTTCATATTTTCTTCATGAATACAAAGTAGATACTTACCGTTTGCATACATTGAATTTCTATTAGTCGGTATTTCTGTTATTTTAATTGCATTTGAATTAAAGTTATATATCAGTTGTAAATATTTTACGAAATTGTTTTTCATAAAATTAGGAAGAACGTGTATATCCGCGTTATTTAGCATTATATCTATATCATTCCATTCTTTTCCACTTATGTGAGCTGTAACAAAACCACCAAATATAATCGCATTATATACTACTGTTATGTAATTAACAATAGTATACGTATACAAATCACGCATCAGTCTATATTTCAATGAGTTCAATGATTCCAATGATGTATCTGTGTTTTTTTTCTTATAGAAGAAAGAATAAATGGGTTTTGTGGAATATCTTTGTTTTTTTTTATTTCGAAGTTGAATCAATTTAATAATACTGCTCTGATACAATTCATCTCTGTTTTGGGCAATGATTGCTTCTTCGGAACTCATCATAATACCAATTTTTAGTTAAAATTTTATTAGAAATTTGTAATTTACTTATAAATAAAATTAGATATTATATGTAATCATTTTTTTTTATTAAGATTAGATAATGTGTAATTATTTTTATTAAAATATCTTTTTAATATCTTAATAAATTAACAATTGCGAAATTTTTTATTGAATCAAATATTTTAATATTTAATGGTAGTTTTTGAAAATTTAGGTAATACATGTTATTTTAATTCAATATTACAAATGTTACTTAGTTCTACAAACATATCAAGTAAAAATAAATCATGGAATTTGATAATTAACAAATTAAAAAAAAGTGATAACTGCATTAATTTAAAATCAATATTTACATTTTTAAAATGGCATAATTATTTTAAATTATTTGAACCACATGACGCACACGAAAGTTTTTTAAAATTACTTGAAATTGTAGAATGTACTAGTTTTGAAATAAATTTATTAGAATTTTTAATAACAGAAGCAGAACCTTATGAAAAACAATTGCTTAAAATATCTCAAAATTCAATAGAAATAACTGCAGATTGTAATACTTTAGAAGAATGTTTAAATAATTATTTCAAAGAAGAGATTATTACAAACTGGAAAGATAAAAAAAATATTAATAGAAATCTTATAAAATATACCTTTATTCAAAAAGAACCAAAATACTTAGTAATTCTTATCAAACAAACATATAAAAAACAAAAATATATTAAATATCCGTTTGTTTTAAATATTAAAAATTGGTTAAAATCAAATCGTTATAATAATTCTGAATATTTATTAAAATCTGTAATTATTTATAAATATTTTCATTATTATATTTATTCTCTTGAAAATTCTCAATGGGTACTTTATAACGATGCAAATAAAACTGTTATGAATAATTTAAATTGGGTTAAACGTGAATCACCATATATGCTTTTGTATGAAAAAATATATTAAAAATATGTTTTTAATATATATAAGAAATTATTATGAATCAAAAAATTATAATTAATCAAAAGTTTGACGATAATGAGACAACAACTGAGAATAATGAGACAATAATTAATACTACAAATTTGAATATTGATACTACAAATTTAAATAAGACTTGTATTCACGATAATGTGAATACAACTGCAACGGATAATACAAATTTAAATAAGACTTGTATTGACAATGATAATATTATAGTTAATGATACGATTATCAATGAAACAATAAGTAATTATACAAATAATAACAAACAAAATATATATAAAATAGATAATAATAATAGATTATTAGGAAGAGTCAAATGGTTTAGTAGCCGTTTAGGATATGGTTTCGTAACTTGTGTAATTGATAATAATAAAATGGATTATTTTATACATTGGAAAAATATATTATATAATACCGATAATATTTATATTTTTTTATTTAAAAATGAACTAGTAGAATTTGAATTAAAAGATTATGGATTCGGAATTCAATGCTTTAATTTAACTGGGCCAAGAAAATCTTTAATACTTTTATGTTCACTTGGTAAATCTTCAAAATATCTACATAATATTCACAAATATGCCAAAAATTATAAGGTTCGCCAATTAGATATTTCTGAATTAAAGTCTATTGATTATTTATCTGAAAACACTATTAATTTGTTCAAAAATTAATAACAAGTGAATTAGTATATCGTAATTATATTATATCTTTAAATAACAAATTACTTAATAAAAAACTACTAAATGGTACATTTATATTATCATTACCATAATCTATAACTTCAATAATTGAAATTATAGAACAATGTAATATTAGTTTTATTAATATATCCGAATTAATATTATAATGATAAGAATTTAAATGATTAAGAGATCCTAAAACTGAAAATAATATAAAAGCGACACTTCCAATATAACTTTTATCTTTATTTAAAAACCACTTATCTTTGCCAAATTTTCTTCCAATTAAATCAGAAAAACCATCCCCAAAACTTAAACATGAAACTGACAAAATACTATGAATATTTCTCCAATTTAAAATATTTAAAATTAATAGTACATATATATACATTAAAGGACCTTCGGAAATACCAAATGTTTCTTGTACATTTAAGTCCAATTCTTCTTTGTTTCTAGATATTAACAATCCAATATCTTTATTTTTATTAAGATATAAACTTATCATAACAAATAGCGGAACAATTGATGATATTATATGCCCAAATTCAGAATCAGTATAATATTTCCAACTCTCTAAATACAATGGTCCCGTAAAAATATGAATTAATTTTCTACTAATAGTTGATTCTATTTTTAAATTTTTTTTTATTTTTGAACCTATAATAAAAAAAGATGAAACTGCTACAATTGATTCACTAGCTATTGATATATCATTAATATGTTGATTTATTAATGAAGGTTGAATAGAAGATTGAATAGAAGTTTGAACTATAGATTGTAACATTTAGATATAATTATAATTTATATCTTAAATATTTTAATTAAATTAATTCAATTAATTCAATTTATTATTTAACCAAGTTTGTACTTTTTGGCTCCTTTCTTTTATGGTTCCCCAATCACGAATCGGATGACTAATAGTATATACTGGGTTTTTCTTCCTTGTTGCCAAAGTCCAAAATGCATCAAATTTATCATAAAGTAGCCTAGTGATCAGATCTGCCTTATTCCCGGACACCATAAGTTCACGCTCTTTACATATGGTCTTAAGCTGTGGTATCTTCAGGGCTTTGAGTAATTCATAAAACTCTGCTATTTCATCGTCGGTGATTGGACAACTATTCCTAGGATATCCCCTGGTGTTGTAACCGAAAACGATTGCGGTCTTGTCGTATTTGTGGGAGATGAGTTTAGCCATGTTTTAGTTATACATAATCATTAAATCATTATGTCATTATTCATTTTTATAAAAATGAATACAAAAAATAAAAAAAAATCTCTCTGCAGCTTTATTATTCCGGACTTGGGACCCGGCACATTATATTTTAATATGGTGGCATTACTTTTTTTGTTTGTTTTTTTAGTTTTTTTGTTTGTTTTTTTAGTTTTTTTTATTTTACTCAATTTGGTTGCAAATTGGTAGTTAATATTTGCCTCTCTTTATTCGTTTATACTCATGCAAATCGTGCAACTAATGCAATATGATCAGATGGATATTTTTGAGATGGCAGTCCTTTTCTTAATTCTTCTAGTAACGGTATTTCTAAACGTCCAATTGGTATTAAATTACTTGCAAATATATAATCGACACATGCTTTTGTACCATTTGGAATATAGGTGGTAAAAGCGTTTTCTCCTTCGTTAATTGCATAAATTGATTTAAGTTCTAAAGAATGTGATATTAAATTACAATTTATATCTGGATAAGGTTTTAAATCTGTAATACATCTTTGATTTATATAATTAAATGGATGTTCTTTATTATTATCATTTATAGTTCTTTTTGTTAAAGCATCTTTATTGATATAGCCTTTAATTAAATAAGAATATATTGCACTATTTGGATAAGAATTAAAATCTCCAGTGACTATAACTTTAACATTTTTTTGTGTATTAATTTTAGACTTTGCTTCTTCTATTTCTTTTATAAATGAAATACATTGATTTAATCGTAAATCTCCTCTTTTGGGATTGAATAATAGATGTGTACATGCAATTATTAATATATTTTCTCCTTGTTTATCATTTAATGTAACAACTATTCCAGTATTTGGTTTGTTTTCACCCGCATTTAGATTTATTTTTTTTATATTAATTATACTAAATCTTTGTGAATCTATTAAAATTGCACATCCATCTGTGCGCGGTGGACCACATTGTGAATAAATAACATTAATTTCATTATTTTTAGACCATACACATTTCCTAAGTATTTTTAGAGTATGTGGTTCAACTTCTTGTAAACAAATAATTTGTGCTGCATAACTTTTCAATTCATGATATAGTGTCTTCATACGTGTTTTGTAATCGAATATATTATTATACAAATATAAATGATTATCTAATATTTTTTGTGATAAAATATTATAAGATACTATTGTAAATGCATTCTTTTTTTCTTTATTAAATTTTGTCCATTTACGTAATAATTTATGTTTTTTATTTTTAATGCATAAGTTATTGATTTTTTCAGTTATATTTATTATTTGTGACATTTTTCTTTATAAAAAATAATTATTAAATTAATAACAAAATTTTAATCATTTTTATATGTTATTTTTTGTTTTTCTACTAATATGATTCTTCATCTGACGAAGCCGATATTTCACTTTCAGAATCTTCATCTGACGAAGCTGATATTTCACTTTCAGAATCTTCATCTGATGAAGCCCGTATTTCACTTTCAGAATCTTCATTTTTGATTATATTAGTCAATTTTGACATCAAATAATTCAGATAATTAATTTAGTAGAAAATACCTCTGTATATGTGTATACACATACAAATATTGTTACAAATAAAATACATATTTTATAAATTTATTATCTACAATCGTTATATTATATATATTTTAATAATTTATCTGTTTAATCAAAGTTTTTATTTTCTCTATATTATATAATAAATGGAAATTATTGATATTGGTTCTAATCTTATAATATATTTATTATTATTAATTATTGTAATATTGTATTTTGTTTACAAATCTAAAAAAAATGTAATGGAATCTTTTAAAATGAAAAAAGGTTTTAAAAAACGTATTAAAATAAAAAAACCAAAACTATTAAAATTACCAAATAGACCAAATAAACCAAATAGATCAAATATACCAAATAAAGTTAAGATGATTAACAAGGATGTTCAACAAATTAAAATAGATGCAAATAAAAATAATTTATGTGATACAGCAAACAGAAATTTAATTACATATAAAAATAAATGCAATCGCCAATTAACAAATAGTATAAATAAATGTACACGTGAAGTTACTGCAATTAAGAAAAAAAATGATCGTGAATTAGAAAAAAATAATAAAAAATTTAAAAGTATAATTTCTAAAATTAAAAATAAATCAAAACAATTATTAGATACAAAAGACAATGAATTATATAGTCTACAAAATATTGTAGATTCATTAGAACAATCGTTAGTTAATGAAAAAATTAAATCATCTAATTTAGAATTAGAATTACAAAATAATAATACTCAATTAGATAGACTTAAGCATAACTCAATCCAAATGAGAAGTGGTGCTATTATTAATAAATAAATTCTTTAAAATATTTAATTTTCTCTATATAAATTGCAATTTTTATAGGAACTCCTTTTCTAACCGATTCTTTATCATAAATTAAATTTTTATTTTCATCATATAAAACATTTTGTAAATGATATTTTTCAGGTATCCATTTTTTTTTAGATAATTTTATTTGTTTTAATTTAATTTTGTTAGGGATATTTATTTCTGAATTTAATAAATGTTTTTCAAAATTTGGATGATATGAATTATTATTTATTTGATAACATTGTGATTTCATATTTTTGAAACAATCAATTGAAGATATCTTTAAACATGAAAGTAATTTATTATTAATTAATTCTTTTCTATTTGCAACATTAATAACACATTCATCTGATGTTAAATTATTATCTGTATTTAATATATTTTGTAAATTATTATTTTTTGTAGATTTATAATTATTTTTTAAATTATCACTAAATATTGTAACATATTTATAAACATTAACCGTACGTTTTTCTAAAGGTAAGTCAATGTGAGAATTAAATCTATTAACCCGACCAATTACTTGTTTTAATCGAATATTTGACCAATGGCTTTCTATAATATGGAGATTTCTTACATTTCTTAATGTAATCCCTTCTGATGCAGAAGCTGTAATAAATAAAGAATTAATAATTTCCCCATTTAAATTTGTTTGAAATGGTAATTTTTTTCTTAAATCAATAGGAATTTCGGATAATTCATTATTAAAAATATGTTTTATATATTCTTTATATATATTATCACTATAAATACAATAAGTTTTTTCGTTACCATGTTGACATTGCCATTCATTATTAACAAAAGATATATTAAATTCTGTCCAACCTTTCCTTTTTAACATTGAAAATAAAGCCATTAATCCTTCTCTATTTTTTAAACGAGAATAAATAGTATTTGATCCTTCTGAATTTTCGATTCTGTTTATAATTTTGGTATATTTTGGAGATAATTCATTAAATGTTTTATTTAAGTTTTTATCAGATTTGTTTCTTAAAAATATATCAAATTCATTTATATATTTATTATATAATTCTTGTTTTCCTTTTTGACTTATTGCAAATTCATCAATATCAATTTTCAAAGGATATGCAAAATTACATATAGCTAAAGATCTAGATCGATATGTTGTTACGTCTACCTTATCATCTTCGAATATTTTCATTTTTCTCTGAGCTTTTTTTGCATCTTGATTTATTTCTTTTATTCTAGCCTTTTCATATCTTATATATTGGGTATCCGTCATATCAAATTTATCTTCATATTCCGTTATTTTTGGAAAAAATTCGCTATTTGTTGTTTGATTAATTGAATCATCATAATAAGAAACATATCCGACAATACGTCTTAAAAATACATCTTTATTAATTAAATCATTTTTACTAATAAATGCTTTATCAAAATTATCATCTAAAGGAAAACAATTTAATATTGTTGTTTTTTTATCATCTGGTTTTAAAGTACTATTATTTAAACTTTTTACATATTTTTTTAAATGTTTTAACCATTCTAAATGATTTGGAGGATAATTTAAATCTTTTTTCAATAAATCATTTTCTACTCTAAAATTTTTAGGACTTGGTATTATTTCTAAAATATCATTCCGAAAATTTATATATTCTGCATAAGGATATTTACGCATATTACTAAGTAATTCTTCAGTATTTAAAGTGGTTGTTATTCTATAATTATATAATATTTTTGTACCTTGTAAAATATTAAAAATTGCAGATAATTCTTTTGGATAATTTAATATTGGTGTTCCTGATAAAAATAAAAATTTAGTATTTGTAGCATTCATAAATAATTTCCAAAACAATCTACCTTTCATATTTTGTTTAGTATTTGATTCTTCAGATAAGTAATTTGTAATCATAGATATAATATTATGTGATTCATCTATAATCACAAATTTATTATCTAATATTCTGTTTTCTATACATTGTTCTAATTTATTAATAGATATACCATTATATTTTATTATTGTATAATATTCATCTATTTTTTTTCGTATTTGAATTCTAATTTCTTTTTGAATTTTTTTAGTTAAACTTGAATAATTTGATATTTTTTGACTTTTATCAATATCCCAATAAGATTTATTATTGTTATCATATTTTATTATCCAATATTTATCTTTTGGGGAATAACTTGCATTAAATTTTTCTAATTCTTGAATAAAGTTTTCTTCTAACGCAGGACCTGGTAAAAATACAATTGTTTTCATTTCTATTTTAAATTTTTCAGCCATATTTATAGAAGTACGAGTCTTACCACTTCCAAGACCATGATATAATAGTAATCCTCTGTATGGACTATTAATATTCAAATAATTACTTACTAATTGTTGATGATCTCTTAAAGTATTATTATCTACCTCATTATTACTGTCCAATATATCTGCAATATTTTTAGAAAAATCAATACTTTTAAGTGGCGCCCATAAAATATTTTTTTTTATCATTATTTTATATATTATTTTAGTTTAATAAACTATATCACATCATTAAAATACATCATTATATTATTCATTTTAATCATTACACAAATTATATCATATTTATATATTTACATAAAAATGATTATAATATATTTGAG